TGGGCGACCAGCAACGTCGCAGCCTACATCCATGCTGAGGCAGCCCAGACCAGTCCCTACGCTCACCCGAGCGTCCCTGGCATCATCTGCACTGTCGTTCAAGTCGCATCGGCTTAAGCCATGGCAACCAAACGCGAGACCATCCTGGCGGCGATTCGCACGGCGCTAATCGGCACCACAGGAGTCAGCACGCGGATCTACCGCAGCAGGGTCGAACCACTGGCTAGGGGCGAGCTACCGGCGATCGTGGTCGAGCCTGTCAGCGACAACGCTGAGCAGAACACCAGCTTGCCAACGCTGGACTGGACCCTGACCGTTCGCATCTCGGTGATCGTTCGCGGCGACATCCCCGACCAAGTGGCTGATGCAACAGTTCAAAGCCTCCACGCCAAGGTGATGGCCGATCTCACCCTGAGCGGCAATGCCTATGATGTGCAGCCTGTCTCGGTGTCGTTTGATCTGGTCGAAGCAGATCAGCCCAGCGGTGTGATCAGCTGCGACTACGCTGTCAGGTATCGGACCAAAGTGGCCGATCTATCCCTCAGCCCGTAGCAGCTACGATGGTGGACGAACACAAAGGCCAGGGCGGCAGCTATCTGGTCGATCCTAAAACCGGCAAGCGAAAGCTCGTCGAGCGGACCCAGCCGGCCCCTCATCCAACCTTCGAGGTAGCCTCCAATGGCATCAGTTCTGACTCGCCGACGCCTGATCCTGGCGAAGATTGAGACCACTTACGGCACCGACTCATCGCCGACAGGCAGCAGCAACGCGATCCTGGTGCGCAACCTTGAGATCCAGCCGCTTGTTGCCGACACGGTGAACCGCGACCTGGTGCGCCCATACATGGGCCAGGCCGATCAACTGCTGGCGCGAACCCGAGTCGAAGTCAGCTTTGAGGTTGAGCTAGCCGGTTCCGGCACCGCTGGTACAGCCCCGGCCTATGGCCCGGTGCTGCGCAGCTGCGGCCTCAGCGAGACCCTGGTCACCAGCACCAGCGCCACCTATGCGCCCGAGAGCAGCGGCTTCGAGAGCTGCACCATCCACTACCACGAAGACGGCATCCGGCACAAGCTGACGGGTTGCCGCGGCACCTTTGAGCTCAACGCTGAGGTGGGTGCGATCCCCTCGATCGCGTTCACGATGACCGGCATCTACAACGCCCCGACCGACGAGACACTGCCGACCCCCACCTACGCCAACCAGGCAGCCCCGCTGCTGTTCAAGGAGGGCAACACCACCAGCTTCTCCGCGTTCTCCTACAGCGGTTGTCTTCAGTCCTACAACTTCTCGATGGCCAACGATGTCATCTATCGCGAGCTGGTCGGCTGCTCGAAGGAGATCCTGATCACTAACCGAGCACCCAGCGGCACTGTCGTGATCGAGGCGCCGACCATTGCGGCGAAGGACTTCTTCGCGATCGCCAATGGCAGCAGCACTGGGAGCATCACCTTCCAGCACGGCACCACAGCCGGCAACAGGTGCACGGTGACGACTGCGCAGTCTGATCTGGGCAATCTGAGCTACAGCGATCAGGACGGCGTGCAGATGCTCAACTTGCCCTTCATTGCAGTTCCGACCAGTTCGGGCAATGATGAGCTGTCAATCGCTTACACCTGATCCGCGTGGCATTCGTTCTTAAGCAATCTGGCACCTACTCGTGGCCGGTCGCCTTTGATCTCCCGATCGATGGTGGCCGCCACGAGCGCCAGACCTTTGATGGTGAGTTCAAGCGCCTGCCACAAAGCACAATCGGTCCAATGGTTGCCGAGCTCCAGAAGCTCGAAGACCTTGGCGACCTGGATCAAATCACCAACATCGCTCGCGATGTGCTGGTGGGTTGGTCTGGCATCAACGATGACGAAGGCAAAGAGATCCCTTTCAGCCAGAAGGGATTGGACGAATTGCTTGAGGTGCCATTCTTGGCCATCGCTGTGCTAAAGGCATACATGGACAGCATCAAAGGAGCTAAGCGAAAAAACTGATAGAGGCCGCGCAGCATTGGGCGGGCGGGAGCGTCGTTGACGAAACCGCCGCCGATGCCGCGGCCATGGGCATCGCCCTGCCGGATCTGCCGGATGCACCGGCTGAAGACTTCGGCGTCTGGCCAGAAAACTGGCCAGCCATTGAGATGTTCCTGCGCGCCCAGACGCAATGGCGCACGACCATGAGTGGGGTGATCGGCTTGGACTATGCAGCGGTCCAATGGCTGTTTAGACTGTATGGAGTGGAAGACCAGCGCACACTGCTGGAAGACCTACAGACCATGGAGGTCGCTGCCATGCAAGCCATCAACAAGCAGGGGGGCTGACCATGGCGATGAACATGGACGCCATGCTCCGCATCAAGGCGGACGTTCAGGGCGAGAACAATATCCGCCGGCTGGGCAACTCGCTGCAGGGCCTCCAGGGCCAGGCCAAGAACGCCGCGATGGGCTTCAACAGCCTCAAGGGTGCGGTGGGTGGCTTTGCCACGGCAATCGCCGGCAGCGCCATTGTGGCTGGCCTAGGCGCCATTGTGAAAAAGTCGATCGACGCAGGTGGCAATCTTGACGACCTGCAGATCAAGACTGGCATAGCTGCATCCGCACTGTTTGCCATTGGTAACGCAGCCGAGGTGGCTGGCGTAGACATGGACACCCTTGGCAAAGGGCTGGGCAAGCTCAACATAAACCTAGTCAAGGCGGCGGAGGGTAACGAAGACCTAGCGCGGAAGTTTAAGAGGTTGGGCGTAGATGTTAAGGACGCCAATGGCCAGGTGGTGCCAGCTGATAAGGCACTGAAGCAGATCGCCGATCGGTTTGCTGACATGCCGGACGGTGCGCAGAAGGCGGCAGCAGCGGTGGCATTGTTTGGCAAAAGCGGTGCTGACCTAATCCCGCTGTTGAATGAAGGCTCGGCCGGTCTGGAGCGGTTCAAATCCAAACTGACTCCAAAAGAGTTTGAGGAGTTTACAAAGCGATCAGATCAATTTGGCGAATCGCTCACCGAGCTGGGCGTCAGGACGAATGCCTTTGGCCTGGAGCTAACCGCCGAATTGCTGCCGGCTCTGCAGTCGATCCTGGAGGTGTTTAGCGATTTGTTCGACACCGATCAAGATTGGACGGCGCTATTCAAGGTCATCGAAGGCGTGATCCGCGGCCTTGCCGTGGCGATTTACACCGTGGTAAAAGCGGTGGACATCTTGATCAAAAACATACTCGCAGCATTGCAGGCAGCAAAACAGGCATTTGCTGGTGACTTTGGCGGTGCATTTAATACCATTACCAAACGCGCAACTAGTGGATTTGCAGAAGCGCAGGAGGCTATCAAAGACCTCAACAAGCTGGCCTTTGGATCAGCGGCAGCACCCAAGGCAACGGCACGAGACCGCGCGCTAACACTTGACACCAGCGCAGCCGATGCGAAAGCGGCAGCAGAAGCCAAGAGGCGAGCAGCTGAACAGGAACGGCTTCTAGAGAAGCGCGCCAGCCTCGAGCAAAGGGGAAAGGACTTCCTAAAACAACTACAAAGAAGTGTCGAAGATGTTACACTTTCTTCTCAAGTTGTTACCGCATCACCTGCCGATCAGTTGCTTTTGAATCGCAAGAAGGCGATTACTGATAGTAACAGGCAAATTGATGATCTTACCGAAAGTTTAATGAAGTTACTTGGCGAGTTCAGCGAGGCCGGTGGATTGGTAGATGCAAGGCCGTTTGTGAGTTTTATCAATAGCCTATCGGCGGCAAATGTAGCGTTAGCAGAAAACACTTACCAGCAAGATTTTGCAGAACTTTACGCTAGCCAAGGCGAAGCAATCGACAGAGCCACTGAGTCGGTTTACGACAATGCGCGTGCGTTGCAATACAACAACGATGTCATGGGCGGTTTGAAGGATGGGCTCAATGGTTACATCGAGCAGATCGGCACCATGCGTGATGCTCTGTCTAATCTCGGCCAACAAGCCTTCAAAGGAATCGAAGATGCGCTGGTTTCGCTGGCGACCACTGGCACCGCAAACTTCCGTGATTTCGCAATCAGCATCCTTGAGGCAACCTCACGGATGATTATTCAACAGCTAGTCCTTAAGCAAATCATGCAGGCGATTGGCGCAATCGGCGGTGGCGGTGGCGGCCTTCTTGCAGGTGGCGGCGGTGGCTTCACGCAGTTCAACGCCAGCAGTGTTGGCTTCAATCCTGCAGCGTTCTCAGGGATCTCGTTCGCCAACGGCGGCATCATGACCGGCGACGGTCCGATGCCTCTCATGAAGTACGCATCAGGTGGCATCGCCAGTTCCCCCCAGCTGGCGATGTTTGGCGAAGGCTCAAGGCCTGAGGCCTTTGTGCCTCTTCCTGATGGCCGGCGCATCCCCGTGTCGATGCAAGGCGGCGGTTCTAGCACCACGGTCAACGTCAGCGTGGACGCCAAAGGCACCAGCGTCTCCGGTGATGCTGGCAACAGTGCTGCATTGGGCAAAGCGATTGCTGCTAGCGTGCAGGCTGAACTGGTCAAGCAAAAGCGTCCTGGAGGATTGTTGGCCTGATGGCAACCTTTACCTACACACCCAGCTTTGAAGCAACGGAAGCAAGCAAGCCGCGTGTCTCCAAGATTCAGTATGGCGATGGCTATGAAATGCGCGCAACATTTGGATTGAACACTGATCCAAAGGAATGGACGCTTACCTTTTCAGAACGCACTGATACCGAACGCGACAACATCCTTACATTTTTGGAGGCGCGCAACGCAGTTGAAAGTTTTGACTGGACACCACCGCGTGGCAGCGCAGGCAAGTATGTTTGCGAGGAGTGGCAGGTGACACTGCGGTCGTGTAACTTCAACACAATCCAAAGCAAGTTCCGGGAAGTGTACGAACCCTAATGGCATACACAGCCTGGGCCAGTGCTACTAGCTATGCCGTTGGCGCCATTGTTCGCGCCAGTACGGTGCAGAACTTTGGCCTGGTATTTAGGTGCACTACGGCTGGCACCTCAGGCGCCACGCAGCCGGCATGGCCAACGCTGATTGATGGCACGGTTGTTGATGGTAGCGTTACCTGGACAGCGATCAGCGCGGTCTATGAAGACCTCAGCGTGCTGGCACCTAATGCCATCATTGAGTTATTCCAGTTACATCTTGATAGTACGTTGCATGGCAGCAGCACGATTTATTACTTCCACAATGGCGTTAATGCAGCGGTAACTGGCAACATCACATGGAATGGCCAAGCGTATGTAAGACTGCCGATTGAGGCTACTGGCTTTGATTATTCCAGCACCGGCACATTACCACGCCCGTCGCTAACTGTGAGCAACATCGGCAGCAGTATTACTGCATTGTTGCTGCAAGTAAACATGATTACCGCAGGCAATGACCTTGGCGGGGCAAAGGTTGTTCGCATCCGTACGCTGAAGAAATACCTAGACGGTGAGGCTGGGGCGGACCCGCACGCTAAGTTCCCCGATGAAATCTGGTATGTGGACCGGAAGGCAAATGAAAACCGCGCAGCAGTTGAGTTTGAGCTAGCCAGTAAGTTTGACCTTGCTGGTGTGATGCTGCCACGGCGTCAGATCATCGCTAATGTATGTCAGTGGGCCTATCGCGGCGGTGAGTGCGGATACAATGGCACTGACTACTATGACATCAACGACAACAAGGTTGCATCAAGCGGAAGTGATGTATGCGGCAAAAGATTAAGCAGTTGCAATGTACGCTTCACACCATTTACACTTGATGGGTCTGTGACAAATGGTAGCACATCAATGACTGTAACGCCATACTTCAACTTAGCCGCAGGGCAAGCGGTATCTGGGTTGGGCATTCCAAGCGGTACTACGATCAGCGCCATCGTTAATGCCACCACGCTGACCTTGAGTCAAGCTGCAACGATGACTACATCAAGCAGCAAGACAGGCACTGTTTCGACCACAGGAGCTTCCATGGTAGTTACCGATGCCACTGGCATTATTGTTGGCCTTGAAGTAACTGGGACATATCTAAATGCGAATACCACAGTTCTCTCGGTCGTTGGAACCACCGTTACACTTAGCTGGAGGCCGTACTCAATTACCAGGCCCGGCACTTATGTGCCAATTTTTGATACATTTATCTATGAAGGAGTTGAATTGAGAGTAATAACCGGGCAGCAAATAAATATCGACACAACAGGTTTGTCCTCTGGCATGATAGCCTGGGGATCAAACGGAATTGAAGGCACTATCACCTCTATCGGTTCTGGCTTCATAACATTAAGCAACTACGGCAACCTAGATAGCAGTGAACAATATGTTGAGATCCAATTCCTGCCAGCTTCGCCAAGTTCCGCAACCTATCAGTTTGCAGCTAATGCTCAGTACACTTTCCGCACACCGGACACTGCATTACCATTCGGCAGCTTCCCTGGAGCGGGGCTATCGCAATGAAACTAACCGAAACGCTTGAAGCTCAAATCTTAGAGCACGCACAAGCTGAAGACCCACGCGAATGCTGCGGTTTGATCGCAGTGGTCAAAGGTCGCCGCCGTTACTTCCCGTGCCAAAACATTGCAGCCACACCAGATGAGCATTTTGTGCTAAGTGGTGTGGATTATGCACAGGTTGAGGACCAGGGCGAAATCGTGGCCATTGTCCACAGCCACCCAGCTACCAATCCAGCCCCAAGCCAGGCGGATCGCGTTGCCTGTCAGAAGTCAGGCTTGCCATGGGTGATCGTGAATCCGAAGACAGAAGCATGGGGCGATTGCAAGCCTGATAACTTTGATCTGCCATACGTTGGCCGGGAGTTTGTCTTTGGTGTGGTTGATTGCTACACGTTATGCCGCGATTGGTACGGCAAAGAGTTTGGCCTGCAACTCAATGATTACGAACGCCGCGATCTATTCTGGGAACGTGGCGAGAATCTATACGTTGATAACTTCCACCGCGAAGGGTTTCGCAAGATCCCGTTTGAAGAGTTGCAATATGGTGATGCCTTACTGATGCAGCTTGGATCTAACCTACCAAATCACGCGGCAATCTACATCGACGACCAGCAGATCCTACATCACATCCAAGGACGACTGAGCAGTAGGGACGTTCTTGGGAGCTACTATACTAAGAACACTGCCATGGTCTTGCGGCATGAAAGTCGTTAAGGTCTACGGCGCCCTCCGCAAACGGCTAGGGCAATGCCGCTTCCAGTTCGAAGCTGATACGCCTGCTCAGGTCATCAAGGCATTGTGCGCCAACTTCCCCGGTCTGGACAAGTGGCTAATCGATAGCGAGCAGGATGGCGTCGGCTATCGGGTGACGATCGGTAAGGAGCGGATCGGTGAGGCTGAAGCTGGCGCCCTGCTGCTGCCATGGAGTGAGCGCGACGTGTTCAGCATCACGCCTGTGATCGCAGGTGCTGGTCAGGGTGCGGGGTCGATATTTGCTGGCATCGGCTTGGTGGCGTTGGCGATTGTATTGGGTCCGGCTGCCGGTGGATTTCTCGGCCTAGGCATGGGGCTTTCGGGCGTCACCGCTGGCGCAGTCGCCGGTAGCGCGGCAATGGGCATTATCGGTGGTGCATTTGCATCAGCGGTTGGATTCCTAGGCGTATCACTGGTGGTTGGCGGCGTCGCTCAAATGCTGTCACCTACCCCAACATTTTCGAGCTTTGAACGCGGCAAAGAAGCGGCACGGCTTGAGTCGTTTACGTTCTCTGGCATTACCAATACGGTGCAGCAGGGGATGCCGGTTCCAATTTGCTATGGTCGGTGCTACATCGGATCTGCTGTTATCAGCAGTGGCCTAGACGTGGATCAACTCGTATGACATACATCCAGGGTTCTGGCGGCGGCGGCGGCGGCGGCGGTAAAGGCGGCGGTGGCGGTAGTGGGCAATCGTATGTTGCAACGGAATCGGATGATTCGCTCCAGTCAGTCCAATATGGCAGCGTTCTGGATTTGCTCAGTGAAGGCGAAATAGAAGGCATTGAAGGCGGCGCCAAGGGTATCTACCTGGATGGCACACCAATTCAAAGTGCATCTGGGACTGATAACTTTACTGGTTATACAGTTGTCACGCGCAACGGTACGCAAGCGCAAGCGTACATCCCGAACACCAATGGAACAGAGTTAGAGAAGGGAGTCAATGTAGAGGCATCATATACGGCAGCAGTTACCAGGACAGTCACCGATGTTGATGTCGATCGTGTGCGCGTTACGGTGCAGATGCCAGCGTGCCGGACCATTGAAACCAACGGTGACATCACCGGTAATAACGTTGACATTGAAATCCAGGTTCAATACAACGGCGGTGGATTTACAACCGTAATCGCGGATACCATCAGCGGCAAGACAACCAACAGCTACCAGCGTGATTACATGCTGACGTTAAGCGGTGCGTTCCCGGTTGACATTAGATTGAAGCGCATATCGGCTGATGCAATCAGCGCACGTAGTCAAAATAAGACTTACTTCTACAGCTACACAGAAATCATTGACGAGAAGTTGCGTTATCCCAACAGCGCACTATCGTTCCTGCGATTTGACAGCCGCCAATTTAGTAGTATTCCATCCCGTAAATACTTGGTGCGTGGCATCAAGGTGCAGTTGCCAAGCAATGCCACGGTAGATACCACAACCTACCTTGGCCGCGTCACCTATGCAGGCGTCTGGGATGGTACGTTTGGTGCTGCTACATGGTGCGCTGATCCAGCTTGGTGCCTATGGGATCTACTGACCAATACGCGCTACGGGGCAGCTATCCCAGCCAGCAGTCTTGATCGTTACGACTTCTATACGATCAGTCAATACTGCAACACTTTGGTCAGTGATGGCAAGGGCGCCCAGGAGCCACGGTTCCTTTGCAACCTGCTGCTCAACAGCCGTGATGAGGTTTACAACGTCATCCAGGAGTTCACGGCATTATTCCGTGGGATTGTTTACTACGGTGCTGGCACGTTGGTGGTCAGCCAGGACAAGCCATCTGATCCGCAGTACGTCATCACGGCAGCCAACGTAATTGATGGTATCTTCAACTATTCAGGCACATCGCAGAAGGCACGCGCCAGCACCGCAACCATCGGCTACCAGACCTATGAGGGCCTAGGCGAGGTTGAGTTTGAGTACGTCGAGGATGCTGCGGCAATCGCCAAGTATGGCATCATCAACCGTGACGTGAAGCTACTTGGTTGCTACAGCCAAGGGCAAGCCGCTCGCGCTGGTAAGTGGATGCTGCTCAGCGAGCAGAACCTCACGGAGACCGTCACCTTTGCCGTCTCAATCGACAGCGGGATCGTGTTGCGGCCTGGCATGGTGGTCAACATTGCAGACCCACTGAAGGCCGGCTCACGGCGCGGTGGCAGGATCAGCAGTGCAACGACAACAGCCGTCACGATCGACAGCATTGAAAGCCTAAGCGTCACGGTTGCAAACAGCGCCACACTTAAGGTGATGATGCCAACCGGATTGGTTGAAACGCGCAATATCAGCAGCATTGTTGGCCGTGTCATTACTGTTACATCAGCATTCAGTGAAGCACCCAATTCGCAATCAATATGGTTGATCGAAACAACAGATGTAGAGCTGCAAACATTCCGCGTCATTACAGTCTCAGAATCTGAGCCGGGTGTCTTTGGTGTAACCGCACTGGCTTACAACGAGACTATCTATAGTGCAATTGAAAGCAACCTTCAAGTCACACCGCGTGACATCACAAGTCTTGGCACCCATCCACAACCAGTAGGCGACATCAATGGCGTTGAGTTTCTCTATGAAAGCGGCCAAAGCGTATTAACTGGTTTCGACCTTAGCTGGATCAGCCCGGTTGAATATGTCGCTGGCTTCCGCGTCCAGCATCGCTTAGATAGCAACAACTGGATTACAGAAGAAACCACGTCGCCGTCATTGCGTATTGGCAACCTCCAGGCTGGTACGTTGCAGGTGCAGATCGAGGCATTAAACAGCCTTGGCAATGCCAGTGTCATATCACCAGCTAGCTTTAACTTGGTCGGCAAGACTGCTGTCCCAGGTAATGTACAAAACCTAAGCATTGAACCAATCAGCGCCAACAGCGCACGGTTGCGTTGGGATAAAACGCGGGATCTTGATGTTAGGACTGGCGGCCTTATCAAGATCAGGCACAGCTCAAAAACTGATGGCTCGGCAGACTGGAGCGATTCTATCGACTTGATCCCAGCTAAATCTGGCACGCAAACTGAAGCAATTGTGCCATTGTTAAGAGGCACGATCCTAGTCAAGTTCCAAGATGATGGCGGCAGGCAGTCAACTAATGCGACAAGCGTCATTGTTGATTTTCCCGATACGCTTGGTAGATTGCCAATCGTAAGCAGACGTGAAGATCAAGACGTCCCGCCATTTCAGGGCACCAAAACCAATGTTTTCTACAACGAAGACTTTGACGCTTTAACGCTGCATGGAATGAGCACGCTGGATCTAATCACTGATTTTGATCTGATCCCATCGTTTGATTTTCTTGGCGCTACATGGCCGCAAGGTGATTATGTCTTTGCAAATACGCTTGATCTTGGTGCGGTCTATAGCATCGACCTAAGCCGTTATTTTGTTACCCGTGGTTTCTTCCCCAGCGACTTGGTTGATAGCCGGACTGGCGAAGTTGACTTCTGGTCAGACTGGGATGGTGCCGTCAACGACTCGGTTAATTCTGTCCTGTACTTACGGCGCACGAATGACAACCCATCCGGCACACCGACATGGAGTGAATATCAACCCTTTGTGACTGGTACGTTCCTGGGTCGAGGGTTCCAGTTCAAGGCTGTTCTGCAATCAGGTGATCCGGCAGAAAACATCTTGATTGATGAACTGGGTTACGATGCCACGTTCCAGCGCCGCACCGAGCAAAGCAACGGCGTCGTCGCCAGCGGTGCGGGCACCAAAACCATAACCTTTGATAAGGCATTCTTTACCGGTACAGCAGCGATCGGCGGGGTGAATGCCTATCTGCCAAGCATCGGCATCACAGCGCAGAACATGGCAACAGGCGACTACTTCACGCTCGGCACCGTGACCGGCACCAACTTCCAGGTCACCTTCCGCAATAGTGCCGGCACGGCCATCGACCGTAACTTCACCTACACCGCAGTCGGTTATGGACGTGGGGTGTAGAATGGCAACACAATCACAGGCTTAACTTGTGGCTACTCACGATTATGTGATCTCGAACGGAACCGGCAGTGCAGTACGTTCCGACATAAACGGTGCACTGGCCGCGATCGTCAGCCAGAACAGCAACGCATCAGCACCGGCAACGACCTATGCCTACATGAGCTGGGCGGACACCACCGCTGGCGTGATGAAGATGCGAAACGGCGCCAACAGCGCGTGGATTTCGCTGTACGAGTTGGATGGCACGTTCCTCGCGTCTGACATTTCGCTTGCTGCTGGTAGTGCCGCTGCGCCATCGTTGTTCTTTACTGGCGACACCAATACCGGCCTATTTTCACCCGGTGCTGATACGGTTGCACTTGCAACAGCGGGATCGAATAGGCTTCACATCAGCTCTGGAGGACTGGTAGGGATTGGCACTACTGTTCTTCCTGGTAACAAACTTACAGTAGGAACTGGTAATACTGGTGCAGATTCTTCAATTGTTAAATTTAATACCGCTAACGCAAATGTAGCCGCATTAGGACTTAGCAACTGGGATGGCACTGCCACTATTTACGGGCCTCGCATAGGTTTTGATAATAGTGCTAGAGGTAGTTTTGCTATTGGCGGCTCTGATGCATCTAATAACTTTGATATTTGTCGGACATGGGGTACTCCTGATCTTCGTATTGACTCCAGCGGCCGCCTGTTAGTTGGCACGTCTAGTGGTAATTATGATTTTCAAGTAGGCGCTACAGGATCATCGGGTGTTGCCATTGACAAGGCACAGAACTTAGTTCATGGAACTTTTGGTACAGGGGGGTCATTAAAACTAAGAGCACAATTAAATGCTACGGCAGGAGGAGGAGAGATATTGCTTGGCGGCAGCACTAGAGGCGATTCCGACATTAACGCAATCGTCCTTAGGACCAGTGATGTAGAAAGGATAAGGGTGACAAGCACTGGCAAAACATCCCTAAGCAGCACTGACAACTCTTACGGTCAACTTCAAATTGGAAACACTACAAGCGAAGGGGAAGTTGGCATCGCATTTATTCCGGGTGTAACTGCATTTGGAACAACTCCAACATCAACAAATGGAGATTCACGAATTTGGGTTATGGGTCCAAACGTTTTTGGTGTAGGTGCAACTCAATTTGCAATAGGCAACAAAGGTGTTGGCAATTATGTTGCCAAGCTTGCTAGCAATACAGCTACAAGTTGGACATTTAGTTCGGATGAAAGATTGAAGAACATAGAAGGACCAGTTGTTGCCGCCACTCAAATCATTGAGGCAATTAACCCTGTTTACTATTCTTTCAAGGCTGATTCTGCGGCCACAAGAAAAGTGGGCCTGATTGCTCAAAATGTTTTATCGGTCTTGCCCGAAGTTGTAGACGTACCCGAAGAAGAACAAGACGCAGAAGGCAAACAACAGTACATGGGCCTGGCAATGACAGACCTTGTTCCCGTACTAATTGCAGCCCTAAAAGAAAGCAATTTGAGAATTAAAGAACTTACTGACCGTGTTGCAGCCCTTGAGGGCGCGTAGTCAACGCCACTACCCATCACCACACCACCATGACCACCACCTACACCTGGGCCATCGCCAACCTTGAGCGCACAACGATTGACGGCATCGTCTACGTCGTCCACTGGACCCTTTCCGCCGAAGATGGCACCTACGCCAGCTCTGCCTATGGCTACATCGGCCTAGAGCAGCCTGAGGGCGACGTGATCCCATACGCCGACCTGACACCTGATCTGGTGATCGGCTGGCTGCAAGCCAAGCTGGACGTGCCCGCAATCGAAACCGCCCTCCAAACCCAACTTGATGAGCAGGCGGCTCCTACTAAGGCGGCTGGGGTGCCCTGGGCGTAGGGTCGCTAAGATGACCGCATGATCGAGGTCATCGCTGCGATTGCTGGCGCGTCGATCTCCGTCGCCGCCATGGGCGCGATGGGCTTCACCAAGCGCAACGACGAAGCCCGTGATGCCGTCATCCGTCTCACGGCTGCCGTGGAGCACATCGCCACGCAGCTCGAGGTCATGCACACCGACATTCGCGCCGATCGCAAGGAGACCTTCTCACGGCTCAATGGGGTGGAACAGCGTGTGGCTACGCTGGAAGCACGCCCACACTGACGTCGATGGATCGGATCGCTGAATACGTCGCTGTTGTCATCGCCGTCCATGGCGCCGCGGTGGCGATCGTCAACCTCACCCCCACTCCCAAGGACGACGAGGCCCTGGACCGCTACAGCAGGATGGCTGTCAAGCTCTACCGGGCCATTGAGATCCTGGCTGGTGTCATCACCCCGCTGGTGAAACGCTGAGATACCACCCGCCGGTTCCCCCGGGCATCCACCTGGGGTTCCAGTTCTTGCGGCTGTAGATCACCCCAGCCCCCTTCGTGTTGGCCGTGTAGCCACCACCGACCAGGTTGGCTTCACCGTTTGGGTCGTTCTGGATCCAGGTTGTCGCCGTGTAACCGATGACCACGGACCAGTGGCCACCGCCAGACGGGCCAGACACCGGGCCGTGATGCAACCAGCCCACAGCCACAGGCCGTCCAGCATTGATCTCGGCCTCTAGCTTGATCGGCGTGCCATCGGTGTGGAAGTTGGCCTTGAGGCCCAAGCTGCGCAGCGCCAGCAGCTGCGCCTGCGCGTCGGTGGTGTCGCCATACTTCGCGCGAATCGCGTTGTAGGCGTCATCGTTCGCCACCTTGTTCCAGTGCATCGCGAGCATGGCACAGCTCGAGCTGAAGCACTCCCGGTAACCGGTGCCGGATTTGTTGTCGAGCTGGCTTTGCCACCGCACCACGAGCGGGTTGCTGGTGGGTGATGGCTTGACTGCAGGGGCGGCCCGATACAGAGCGGCAAAGTCTTCCACCTCCTTGGTGGTCAGGACCTGCTGCAGCGCGTTCCAGGCCGCCAACTGATGCGGTTGCTCTTTGTAGTGCTTGGCGGCATCAGCCAGCCGTATCGTTGCCATCTGCGTTTGCTGCGATCTGGGCGACCACCTAACTTTATCGGTGGTTGACTGATCAGCTTGTGCCGCTGCCCGACTACGAGATCCATCACCTGTGCAGCAAGCACGCGATGGTGGTGCCATTTGATCCTGATCTGGTCAACCCGGCCAGCATCGACGTGCTGCTGGGAGATCGGCTGATGGTCGAGGTGGAATACCGCCATGAGCTGGAGATCCTTGGCATCGCCCACTACACCCAGGCCGATCCCTACTGGCTGGCGCCGGGTGAGTTCTGCCTGGCGGAGACCCGCGAGATCTTCAACCTGCCGGACTTCATCGCGGCTCAGTTTGTGCTCAAGTCCAGCCGGGCACGGGAAGGCCTCGAGCACCTGCTGGCTGGCTTCTGCGATCCAGGGTGGCATGGCAGCAGGCTGACGCTGGAGCTCACTAACGCTCGGCGTTATCACTCGATCGCGATCTGGCCTGGCATGAAGATCGGCCAGATGGTGTTCCAGAAGATGGATGGCATCCCGGCCCGCACCTATGCCGTGACTGGGCGCTACAACCAGGATGAGGCGGTCACGGCCAGCAAGGGCTAACCTATGCAGGTGGAGACACCAAGCCCGGCGGTGCATGACGTCGGGCTTTTTTATGCCCGGGTTTGGCGGTAGCGAATGACCTTGGCAGGCGCTTCGGCCGGATCATCCAACGGGATCATCCGGTAATTCTCGACGCCATGGGATTCGGCCCAGTGCTGCGCGGCGATGTGGGTTGGGAACGGGCCAACGTGCCACAGGCCAAGGTCAAGGATGTAGGTCATTTGAGGGATGGGTTGCGTTCGGCAGCGGTAAGGCTGGGGTGGTCGCGGTCGTCGTCGTCGTCCTCGGGCAGATCGTCCGGGATGTCGTCGTAGTCGGGGTCGAGCTTGGGCATGAGGGAAGGGCCGCCGGGGCGGCCCGGAGAAGGTTAGGCGTTGACTGGGATCATGTGGACCCGGTAGGCGTCGTAGCGCTTGAACCATTGGCCGTGGTCTTGGCCGACGTGCTTGGCGAGCTGCTTCTCGTTCTTGGCGGCGTTCTTCTGCGCCAGGTCGGGACGACCGGCCCACTCAGGGAAGACGAAGGCCACGGTGCCATCGGCGTAGCGCATTTCGCGGACTACGACGTGGCTGTAGATGCGCTCGGTGGTGCGCTTGATGATTTCGCCGTTGGGAAGGGTGGCGGTGAAGGTGGTCTTGGCCATGACTTGGAGAGCGGTGGGAGCCTTGCCCCCGATGAGCTAACTATACACCACCCGCAGCGCACCCTCCCCGCTCAAGGCAGCCTGTTCACAATCCGTCACACTCCAGCCGATCAGGTCGCGTCCGTTACCGTTGGCCCAGCGGCGGTCATCCCATGCAGGCTTTCCTGATCGAGATCACCGCCAAGGTGATCTACCGCTCCGACACCGACCCCCAAGAGCTGCCGGCTGATCTCTACAGCCGCATCACAGAGCACATCGGCAACGACGACGACATCCTCGACCTTTCAGTCGAGGCATTGCCCCTGCCGCTCGATCTCGGTGGACAAAGCACACATTGACGGCACCCGCCTGGTCACCCGGCGCTCGGCCCGTGATCAGATCCACCTGGCTTGGAACTACGAGTGCGCCTACTGCGGCGATCCGCTCGGTCGCAGCCCCACCCTCGATCACGTGGTCCCCAAGGTCTACGGCGGCCTGACCGTTCGCGAGAACCTGGTCAGCTGCTGTTTGATGTGCAACAGCCAGAAAGGTCACAAGCCATGGGTTGACTGGTATCGCGCGCAGCCGTTCTGGTCATCCCTTGGCGAGTGGGCAATCGCCCGCTGGGTGTCTGGCGAGTCCTAGCGGTCGGCCACGAACAGCTCACAGCGTGCCGCAAACCGGCCGCCGCTCTGCCGCGCTTCGGGGAAATCAAAACCGCATCCCTTGCGCGTTGCCTCCCATTGAATGCAATCCCAGCACATGCGCGGCGCATCATCCGGCCGGATCTTGGCACGTGCCATCTGGTAGATCGACTGCGCGCGCAGCATCGCATCCTGCAGCCGGATGGCGCCTGTGTCGGCCTCGAGCTGGTGCTCAGGCTTCGGGCCAAGTACCACCCGGGCGCGCCAGGTACGGTCGGCCCGATCGCAGAAGAGAAGCAACCGGCCGCCGTACAGGCTGATCATTCAACCTCACCGAAACTTGGCGCGTGGTAGATCCGTTCCAGGACCATGCAAGCCGGATCGGGGTTCTGAAGACCCGAGACGACATAGCTCGCCACCGGGTCCGTCCTATCGGCTGAAACGAACACGATCGAGGTGTTGCGCTCCTTTACCACCACTAGGCTGGTTCGCGGGCTGCGCACCAGCAGGGCAACCGCCAGCCGCTCCCAAAAGTTCAGACCTGCCAGGTGTGATCCGTTCATGGCCCCAGTGTGCCGAGCAACCGGGCGAGATACCACTGCCCCTTAGCCAGTGAATCTTCGCCCTTGTGCCGCTCGCGCCAGATGTACTTGATCGCGTTCCCCTTGCAGTAGCCGCGGAACTCCTCTGGCGTCAGTGCGGCCTCGATTGCGTCGATGCACTCGATCTCGCCCTGGCGGTAGTGCGGCGGCTGGTTGACCAAATCCATCTCAGATAACGGTACGGGTCTGGTAGTTGGGATCATCGGGATCAGGGCCGAAACCGCTGGCCTCAGTTGCTGGCGCTGCTGGTACCGGCTGGGCAGGTTTGACCTTGAGCCATTCGCGCAAGGCTTCTCCCGTTGGTGTCTTGACCGGCCATGCGATGAAGCGCAGCAGCTCCTTGGTGTCGGTGAACAGCATCGAAACGTGGGGCCGCCAGGCCATGTAGCTGGTGCCGTTCCAGTGGTCGTGGCGGCGCTCTACGCGCAGGCCGCCGGCTGTGAAGACATCCGGCGCCATCAGTAGCTGATGCTCACGGTTCCTATTCCATCAAGCGGCACGCCAAGCCGATACGCGGCACCTGCTGATAGGTCGATGCTGTTGCAATCGCAACGGTCACGGATCGGCACTACCAGCGATCGACCGCGATGGGTGATGGTGACGCGGGTGCCGCAGGGCAGCCACGGATGAGCTGCGCTGATGCCCCAGTGCTGGTAGGCGCGGCCCGTGCAGTAGTCGGGGCGGCCTGCATACCAGGGGTCGTACACCGTGGCCGTGACGGTCCTAGCCTGGGCTGGTGCGGCAAGCATGGCCAGCAGTAGCAGAAGCCTCCTCATGCCCACTTCCCCAGCAGGTAGCGGCGGCATACGGCAATCGCCTGATGCGCCTGCTTTGGCGTCATGATTGACCCGGTGTCATCCATGGCCTCGCACACGTCAATGTGTAGCTGCTCGTAGTCGGCATCCCTGAAGTTCGGGCCGATGTCAGAGCAGAACTCCTGCCACAACCCCGTGTAGCTCGACCGCAGCGGGTCACCCTTTGGCAGAGCAGCGCGGCCACTTTTGGCGTAGAGCGCTTCCATCATTTCGTGGCGGCGGTTGTCTAGTTGAAATTGCTTCATGGGTGATCTCGTAGTGCTTGGCGGATGCTGAGCAGTTCTTCACGGCGGGCTGAGATGATCGGCCCGCGGCCCAGTTTGCCTAGGTCATCCAGTCGGATGTCGATCAGCCGGCAAAGCCGCAACCGCTCGTCCTGCTGCCCAGCATGGAACATGCCGGAATCGCTGATCAGCGCCTCCAGCTTGGCGCGAATGTGGTCACTCATCACGCCACCTCCACTTCAGCGCCGGGCCAACGGGCCTGGGCATAGCGGATCGCGTGGCGCTTTGATTCCGCGTAAGTGATCCAGATCATCGGCCGAGCGCCGGGCTTCAAGACCAGCACCCGGAACTCCCGGGTTTGATTGCCGGATCGCGGGCGGCTCACACCTTCACCATGCTGGCTGGTGGGCAGTTCTTCGCTCCACTGCCAAGGCAGCATTGCTCCTGTCGTCTTAGTCATGGATTGCTGGATCGATAACGGTTTCGGGGTTGAGCCATTCCATCTCGGAGAACCACGGCTTCCAACCAGACTGCATGGCGATCAGCTTGGCCTCAGCCAGCGTGTGAGCCGTGATGGATTCGATCACGCTGGCCGAACGGATCTGGAAGAAGAATTGGCGGGGGGTGGTGTTGATCACGATTAATGGTTTAGAAACTCTTGGATGTAAAGATAGGCTTGTTGCCTTCTACTTGTTGCCGCATCTTCCAAAGATTGAAAGTAGCCCAAAAATCTTCGCT